TAATGTTGAAACGAAATCAGACCAGATAGCCACCCTAGATAGTGTTGTTAAGAAACAAAATGAGAATATGTTAAATCAAAAAGTAATTATCGACAATAGCTTTATCAAAATTAATGAATTAGAAGCGAAAGCAAAACAACTACAAGATGAAAATAATAAACTAAAAGCTGAAAATTTTAAAAAATCACAGGAAGGAAGTGATGTGGAAGGTCGTGTAATTACCGTTAGTGCTAGTGCATATACAGCCTATTGTAGTGAAGGTTGTACAGGTAAAACAGCGACAGGCGTTGATGTATCTAATACCATATACTATAATGGATACCGTATAATAGCGGTGGATACGAACGTGATTCCACTTAATTCATTAGTTAAAGTCGAAACTGACAACGAAAGCTTTACTGCAATGGCTATCGACAAGGGCGGTTATATCAATGGTAACAGAATAGACATCCTTGTTAGCAGTACAAGTGACGCATATAAATTTGGAAGAAAAACAGCAAAGGTGACAATCCTTAGAGAAGGTGGGCAATAATGCTTGAAATAACAATTCTAGAAGGTGGTAGGGGTACAGGAAAAAGTACCCTTGCTTTTAAATTAAGGCAAAGTGTACCAGAAACAACATTAATAAACTTTACAGGATTTCATCAAGATGGTGAGGATGGGTTGCAGAAGGTTTCACATTATTACAGAATGTGGCTAAGATTCTTCTTATCTATGCGTAATCATGAATCTAAATTTATATTTGACCGATTCTACTTTTCAGAAGCTATATACTCAAAGCTATATAAAGAGTATAATTTTAAGTTTACATATAATGTTTTAAATGATATGTTAGAGGATTTGTCAAAATTTGGTGTAAAAATTAATATTTTCTTCTTGACAATAAATGACCATAATGAATTAGCACAGAGATTAATTAGGGATAAAGTGCCATTTGGAAAAGCGGAAGAAACAGTCGAGCAAACATTGAAACAACAGCAAATGTATGATATTTTATTTAATAATCTTAATGTTAAATATGCGAACGATAATCTCTGTATACGCACTATTGATACTAGCGGTAAAACAAGTGATGAGGTTTATAATGAGATTATGAATATAAAGACTACCAATTAATGGTAGTCTTTGCTCTAGTAAAAAAACATTGACAAACATATAAAATAATGATATACTATATATAGAGGTGATAGAAATGGCAGGAAGATTGGTTAAATGTCAGAGATGTGGTTTAACAGACACTTCAAAAAATGAAATGGATTTTGAAGAAATCGGTGTAAAGAAGCAGAAAAAATACTATCATAAATCTTGTTTTAAAGAACATTTGAAAGATAAAGAATTTAAGTTACAAGAATCAAAGGAACTTGATATATTAGTAGAAAAGATTAAGGAAATCTACGGTGTTAAGGTGATACCTAATAGTGCATACCCATACTTACAGGATTTGAGGAATGGTACTAGATTTTTTGGCAAAATGGACTATAAATACAAACAGGGTTATCCATATAGCCTTATTGCTGAAACGTTTGAGTATTGTTCTGATACTATTACATATTGGAACGCTAGGAAACAATTTAATGGATTTGTCCATGCCCTGCGGTATGGATTGGCAATTGTATGTGATAGATTGTCAATAGTTGAGAAACGTAGAGCAGAAAGTAAACAGCGTGAGTTGATTGCTAATAAGCATATGCAAGAAGTAAATGAAGATGATTTTGGATTCCAAAGCAATTACAAAAAGAAACAAAAATCCAACAATGATATTACAGACTTCTTAGATGATTGAGGTGTTAATTAATGGCAGTAGATAATACAAGAGAACTTGCTAAAAAAGAAGTTGAAAAAATTAGTAGATTCGCAGAAATTAATGAAGCGTATTTTGTGGGTTTACTTTGGGCGAACCCATTTGAAGGATACGGTGAGTATTCAGATACTATTAGTCAAGATGAATTTGTACATGATGTTTGGGGTTTCTACTTTGAGTTAGGTAGAAGAATGTATGGCGAGGGAATAAAGACATTTGACCATATAACGGTGTTGAAATTCTCAAAAGATATTGGTGTAGGTAGTCATTTAGATGAATATGGCGGTATGGTAACGATTGAGGATGCAATTAGTATTGTAAAGAATAACAGTGACAATATTGAATATTACTATGAAACAATCAAGAAGAACTATACGGTAAGACAGTTATACGTATTGTTTGGTGAAAAGGTTTTACTTAAAAAGAATAAGTATAACTATGAAGCAATGAATAGAGAACAGCTTACAACGTATTGGACAGACAAAATGAATCAGATTGGTTTAAGTAATATTAATCGTTATGAAGCTGAAAATTTATACATAGATGGAGCAGATTTTTTAAGAAAACTAGAGGAAGAATCCGCAGAAATGTTGCCATTTTACGAGAGTAGCCTTATGAATCGTATTACACAAGGGGTTGCTAGAGGGCATGTTTTTATGTGGGGTGGATTTGGTAATACAGGTAAATCTTCTATTATGTCTGATAAGTTTGTTATGAGTTGCATAGCAAACAAAGAGAAACTATTACTTGTATTAAATGAAGAAGATGCACAATCATTCAGACAAAAGATTGTATTGTCAATCTTAAACCATGAGTTTAATACAGGTTTTGACCGAAAACGTATGGTTAATGGTGGACTGACAAATGCAGATAAAGAATTAATCATGAAAGCATTTAATAGAATGAGAGAGTTAATGGATGGAGAGGAAGCACAAATAAAAGTAATCTTCATGGAAAGATATGTAATGTCTGACCTTGAAAAGATTATTAGATTTTGGGCAAATCGTGGATACATAAACTTAGTAATTGATACACATAAGGTCAGTGACGATTCAAAGCACGACCAACGTTGGCAAATATTTGTAGAGGATATGAAGACCATTTATCGCTTAACAAGGAAGAACGCAGGTGGATGTAACCTTAGAACATGGGTAAATTTCCAGTTGACTGATAGTGCGATTAAAAACAGATATTTAGGATTTGATGCTATGGCAGAGGGTAAAGGTGCTAAGAACGAAGCTTCTGTTGTAATGATGTTTAGACCTTTGTTTTCAGATGAATACAAGGATGGTAAAAAGGAATTAAAGGCTTACAAGAATAAGAAGAATGAAGTTACAGGAAAATGGGAAAAAGAGCCTATTGAATTGGAATTTGGTAAAACTTACTACCTTGTTTTCTGTCCAAAAAATAGATTTGGAGCAAACAATGACAATGGACAACCTATTTTAATATTAGAACCTGCATTTCATAAAAATGCTTTCTATGAAAAAGGTTGGACATGGGTAGCAAAGGACTTTAACTAAGGGGTGATTGTGCATGAGTGAAGACCTAAAGATAATAAAGAAAAGGCTTCTAGATGAGGATAGAATACAAGACATCTACGAAGCTATGGGTTGTACTCATATAACATATGGCGGTGGTCGCATAGAAGCACAATTACCTTCACAGTTTAATAGTAGCAATAAGCGTGCCATGCAGACAAAACTTACTGAAAGTCTTTCTTCTTATATAAGAACTCCAGTTGGTTTTGACGGTGGAGATATTTATTCTCTAGTATCGTTTATAGTACATGGTAAGCGTGGAGAGAGTGAATATAGGCAAGACCTTCATGAAGCTAAAACTTTCATTTGTGAAACGCTAGGATGGGTTGAATACTTAAATGGTGGCGACTTTAAGACAAAAAAGGATTATGTCGCCCCTTTAAAGGCTTTGTTAAAAGGTCAACAAAGAAAGAGAGAGATTATTCCTAATCCTGTTCTACCAGATAGTATAATGAATGACTTTTACATATATGGTAATCCAATTCCTTACAAGGGGTGGATAGACGAGGGCATATCGTATAGTACGCAAATCCTATATGGTGTTGGTTTTGATTGGGATTCACATAGAATTGTCTACCCTTTGAAAAATAGATTTGGTCAAATAGTAGGTGTTAAGGGTAGGATAATGAAGACAAAGGATGATCCAGATAGGAAATATCTGTATATCTATCGATGTAATAATAGATATGAATGGTTTAATTTTCATTACGCTTTACCATACATAAAAGAGCATAAAAAGGTTTATGTCTTTGAAGCTGAAAAATCATGTATGAAAGCCTTTGAACATGGCATATATAATACTCTAGCAATTGGGTCTAGTGATATGTCTATGGAGCAAATTGATATAATAAAATCAATAGGACTAGACATAGAGATAATCTTATGCTATGATAAGGGCATAACTCTTGAAGCGGTTAAGAAGCAAGCCGAACTTTACAGGGGTAGGGAAGTATATGCTATGTACGATATTGACAACCTGCTAGAAGACAAGAGTAGTCCGATAGACCAAGGTATTGACACATGGAATAATCTAGCAGAAAATTATATTTTCCCTATTAATTTTGAATAAATTACTAGATTACTATTGACTTGTGCTAAAAATAATGATATAATAATAGTACAAGTTGATAGTATTCAACTAACACAAAAAATAATGATATATAAAGGGGAAATGTGAACATGAAAATCGATAAATTAGCAATGGGACAAGCTTATAAAGAAATGGCAAACATCAACCTTAATATTGCAAAAGAGGATTTCCACCTAGAACAAGAAGGGATGAAATATTATGAAATGGATAGCCAAGAAAGCAAAAATCGAACCAAAGCCAACTGATGAACCTGTTGATAAGATTGCTAAAATTCGTGGTATTAAGGATATACAAAGATTTCTTAGTCCAACTAAGGAAGAAATGTTTGACCCATACCTTATGAAAAATATTGAAGAAGCTAGTAATAGAATCATTAAAGCGATTGGCGACAATGAAAAGATTCTAGTTTCATACGACCCAGATGCAGATGGATTAACAGCCACTTCTACAATGATTCGCTATTTACGAAATTATACAAGTAATGTAGATTATATTTATGGAGAACGTAATGATGGTCATGGTATCCATGAAATGTTAAGGATTTCTAGTAATCCAGACCATGCGGATAGGAATGAACGTAATAAGAATAATCTTGAAAAGATTAAAGAATGCGACCTACTTATTTTAATAGATTCATCTTCAAACGATGTAAAAGCTTGCGAAGGTATTAAAGAGAGATTGGGTAAAGAAATTATTATCCTAGACCACCATGCTATTGAACGTGAAAATCCACATGTGACTTTAGTTAATCCACAGCAAGATGGTGATGAATACCCTAATAAACAATTATCTGGTGCAGGTGTAGTCTTTAAGGTAATGCAAGTAATGGAAGATACTTTAGGACAAGTTGACCCAGAACAATACATTGATTTAGTAGCTGTTGGAATGTATTCAGACGTTATGCGTGTTGATGTTTTAGAGAATCGATATATGATTATGCAGGGGTTACGAAATGTTAAAAACGTTGGTCTTGTGCGTATTCTAAAGGGTGCTAAAGCTAATCTATTCAAACTTACATGTACTGATATTGGTTTCAGTATAGCACCACTTATTAATGGTGTAGCACGTATGGATAAGATTAAATTTGCTATCGATATTCTATTAACAGATGATGATACAGAAGCTAAAAAACTACGTCTACAAATGCAGAAGATAAATGAATCTCGTAAGATATTGCAGAAAACAATCGTTGACCAATATATGTTACAAGTAAATCAAGAGCAGAAAGTATTAGTTGTACTTGATGAACAATCTAGTAAAGGATTTAACGGTATCGTTGCACAGCAGTTGTCAGACATTTATAAACGACCTGTATTAGTTGGAAGACTACATAATGGTACAGCAAGTGGAAGCTTCCGTAGTTTTAATGGATTTGAGTTTAAGAGTTTCCTAACAGGCTTTAACGATATTGAAGCACTAGGTCATGAAGGTGCAGGTGGATTTATTGTTAAAGAGGAAAATTTGGAAGCTTTGCAAGAATACATTAATAATAATCTTCCAGAACTTGCTGACAAAGAGCCTACGGTAATTTACGACATTGAAATACACGTTAGCGAAGTACCAGAATACATACATGCAATAGAACAGTTTAATTTAGTGGCAGGAAATGGATTTCCTAAGATTGTTGCTAGGGTTAATGGTATTACAGTTGAAGAACAAAATTGTATCGGCAAGACACAGGAGACAGTTAAGATTAAAACCTTTGACGAATTTGAATTAATCAAATTTAAGGTTAATGAGCATTATGCTTCTGAACTAGGTTATTTCGATATAATCGATGCTGTCGGAGAGTTAAATATTAATTCATTTTATAACTTTGGTTTAAAACAAATGGTTATCACTAATCAAATGATGATTAATGATTATAGAGTGATTTAAGGAGTGGCAACATGGCAAATAGGAAAGTAGAATTAAGACCAGAAATACAGGATAAACCTGCTAAAATCATGAAACATCTTTCTATCGATAAAACAAAGATTCCTTTAACAGATGAAGAATATGAGTTTTTAAGAGAAGAAATAGATAAGCACATTGCTAGACATGGTATTACATTTGGATTCGTTTATAACCTATTTTTAAAGGACAAGGATAAGGATAAAGATGAAGCGTGAACTAGCAATTAAAATAGTTAAAGTAAAAGATATTAAGTTTACAAAAGATAACGCTAGAAAAATATCTGATGATTCCCTAGATGATTTAGCAAATAGCATTAACACTCTAGGGGTTATCAGACCTCTTATTTTAAACGATAAAATGGAATTAATGTCTGGCAACCAAAGAACTAAAACAATGCTTAAAATAGGGATGGAAGAAGCACCTGCGGTTATTATTGAAGATATAGCAAAGAATGATTATATCAATTTCACTCTGCTAGTAAATTCAATCGAACATAATAAATCAGAAGTTGTTATTGACAATCCCCATGAAATAGAGTATTATAAGTTTATAAAGGTTGAGAATAAAAGAATACATACTATAAACTTTAAAAATCCTGTTGTACGAAGAGATATCGCTACAAGCATTGTGAAGTATGGTCAATGGGGAAATGTAATCGTAAATGATAGAGGACAATGTATATTCAATAGCGATTACGCTTCTACAATGGAAACTATTGGATACCCTGTATGGGTTTACAAAGTAAACAGGAAGCAAGAGAAGTTTATCATGGACTATTTCTTTAGAGAGTATGGAGTTTATTCATATGACCATTTAAACCTTCCAAGCTATCCGCAGACCTACGTACAACCGCAAAGAGTAATAGGTTTAGGTGGAATGGGTAACGGTATGAGAAGCGTGTTATACGATGAAATTGTAAGGATAGAATCAGTGTCAAAAGATGTTAGAATAGCAGACTTTGGTAGCGGTAAAAAAGCTGTACCTAACCATTTGAAAAGTTTAGGTTATAGCATTGATACATATGAGCCTTTTTACAAGGTTGTGGGCAATGAAAGAAATGTAATAACATATTTTGATATCGATGAAATAACTAATGATATTCATACTATTAACAATCATGTTAAAGAGTTTGGTTTGTATGATATTGTAATATGTGAAGCGGTGCTAAACTCTACGGTATCAAAGAATATGGAGTTGTACGTTGTAACAACTGTAAACTCTTTGTGTGGTGCAGATGGAACAGCTTACTTTAGCAGTAGAAGTTTAAAACGATTGAAACAATTTGCTAGTACAAATGACAAAAATCGACAATCTATTGACAATAGCAAGCGTACATTTGAATTGGATGAAAATGGCATGTATTTATCGTATCGTAAAGGGCATTACACAGCACAGAAATACCATGATGAACAGACATTGAAGGAAACATTGGAACAATTCTTTGACGATGTACAGCAGGTATGGAGTAAGGATACATGTGCAACAAGTATCTATTATAAGTGTCAAAAACCTAAGAAGCTTGAAGAAAAATGGTTGCGTGAAGTTTTGAATGAAGAATTTAACATGCTTTATCCTAACAATTATCGTCATAATGAGCAAGCCGAATTGGTAGAAACATTGGTAAAGGCACACAAAGAAAGGTGAGAAAATAATTCTCACCTTTTATAATGAAAACATATTGACAAAAGTATATAATAATGGTATAATATATATAGATAAAAGATAGTTTTTATCAAGTAACGAAATGGAGTGATTCTAATGGAAGAGACAAGATGGGCGATTGTTGACAAGAAAACAGGTAAATTTCTAGTTAGTAAACTATATACACACGAAGGAACAGCAAGAAATATCCTTAATAAAGGTGGTTTTTACTTACCAGATACACATGAACCTGTCTTAGTGGGTTTAAATCAAGCACTAGGATTACTGTTAGCAAAAGCACAAACAGAAGTAAGAGATAGATAAAAATACTTTTTTATCTTATATAATTGATGAAAAAGACGAAGAAAGGAAAGGAAGAAATGCAACTCATTAGCGATAAAGAACGTTTGGAAAACATCAAGGAATCAGACATTATTGATGCGATTAAAGGACTTGTAGGAAAAAGTGAAACCTACCTTTCTCATGTTGATGAAACAGCGATAATCGCTGATGTTAACTGGCTTATTGAACAAGCTGAGAAGGTTGAACGATACGAAAAGGCATTACAAATGATAATTAAAGATAGTGAGTTATTCAATACCACAACAAAGAAAACGACTTATTCATATCCTGGAAAAGTTGCTAAAAAGGCATTAGAAGATTAAGCGTCTTACGGACATAATGACTTGAACGAAATTGCGTCGTAAAGGAGATTGTGAAAATGGAAAGTGTGTGGGTGGTTTTTAGATTTCACCATTCAACAGAAGAACGTGAGTTTTACAACAT